GGCGGCAGCTGGTGGCACGTCGCGAAGGCCGGCAAGCACCGGCCCCGACCAGATTCGTCGAGGAGGGGCGATCGTGGCTGAGCCGATGTGCATCTGCGGACATGGTCGCCTCGCGCATGTCCACCGCGGCGGCAAGGCCTGCTGGATAACCCGTTGCGAATGCAACGAGTACAGGAGCGCCGTGCCGGATGTGCCTCCGGTTGCGGCAGGTGGTAGGCCCGGGGGAGCCGTTACCCCCCCGCGGCATGACCCGGGCCCACCACCCTCAGAGCTCGACGAGGTCGCCGACATCATGCGGGTCATCCTCCGCGACACCGACGCGCGGCGCCGCAGCGAACACATGGAGACCGCCGTCCTGGCTGCGGCGTTCGCGCTCGCGTTCCCCGGTGAGCTGTCCCGCCGGGTGTTGGTCGACACGCTCCGCACATTGCGCGACGACATGCCACACGGAGACAGCGAGGACCACCGATGACGCTTGAAGAAGCTCGCGAGGGAATCGGCCGGAAGGTCATCTATGAAGTCACGCCATGGGACGGCGGTTATCCCGCATTGGATGAAGGAGTGATCACTTCGGTCAACGACCACTATGTCTTCGTCCGCTATGGCAGTGACACGCACTCGAAGGCCACCTATCCCGGCGATCTGCGGTGGATGGCGTCATGACCGAGCCGATCCATGAGGAGTTCATAGCGGGTCGCTATGGGGCGGTCGCCGAAGACCGACCTATCAACTTGTCTGCGGCGCTGGCCCAGCTCCAGACGCGGCTGCCGCAGATCAAGAAGGTCTCGACAGGGAAGATCGAGGGCACCACCAAAGCGGGCAAGGAGTTCTCGTACGCCTACAAGTACGCGGACCTGGCCGACATCAGTGAGGCGCTGCTGCCGCTGCTCGGCGAGGTGGGCCTGTCGTTCATCGCCAAACCGACGTTCGTCGATGGCCGTTTCGTCCTCGCCTACAGCCTGCTCCACGAGTCGGGCGAACGTGAGGATGGCGAGTATCCGCTGACCGGGACGACGCCGCAGCAGATCGGCTCAGCGATCACCTACGGCCGCCGCTATTGCCTCACCGCTGTCACCGGTGTTGCCCCCGAGGACGACGACGACGCTGCCCGGGCGGTCGGTGCCCAGGCCGAAGAGGGAGCAAGCGAACTGCGCGACGCGAAGGACGCCGTCCGCGGCGCATGGTCCGTCACCTTCGGCGGATGGAACCAGGACGAGGCTGTCGCCTACTACGGCAAGTGGCAGGCCCGGAAGGCGAAGTCACTGCTTGCTGCTGATGCCGCCGAGCTACGCCGGTTCGCCGGGTTTCTTTACGCGCTGCCGCCGGCCGACGCCGGCAGCGACCCCACCACCCATGAGCCCACACCGCCGGCAGGTGACCAGCCGCAGGCCGAGGCCAGTCCACCACCGCTGACACCCGAACAGCGCACCAAGATCAACGCGATCATGACCAAGCTCTATGGCCGCGATAGGGCAGCGCGGATCGGCGCCCTCGCGACCCTGGTCGGACGCGACATCGAATCATCCTCGGACCTGACGAAGGCCGAGGCGCACCGCGTTATCGAGGAACTGGAACAGGGAGAGCGACCATGAGGCGCGCGACGGATCTGCTCGACGACCTACCCGACCTCCCATCCTTCCTCGCCGCACGCGCATGCCAGGAACGGACCGACCAGCTGCTCGCCATAGCCGGATGGGACGTATGGCACATCGTCCGCAGCGAGCTCCGCGACGTCATCGACTGGCTCGAAGCCGCCGAGCGGAAGAAGCGGCCGACACCGGCCGAGGTCGCCAAGGACGAGAAGACGATCCGGGACATGCAGCGGTTCGGGAAGCCGACCCAGCGGCAGCAGCAGGACGCTGCCCGGCTACGGCAAGGCAAGAAGAAAGGCGGCGGCAAGTGACCACTGAAACGAGCCCATACGTCTGGTATGTCGAAGCCCGAACGCGTCAACAGCAGGCCGGGCTGGCAGCTACGCGAAGCGTGGCGGCGGCCATGAGGCGGGCCCTGGCGCTGTTCGCGGCCGCGACACTCGCGCTCATCCCGGCGTCCACACCGTCCCCGGCCCACGCGGACACGTACATGAACTGGCAGTTCAGGCCCGGCCGCATCTGCGTCGACTACCACGGCTGGCAGTTTTGGCCCACTGCCGAAGCCACCCGGCGTTGGGACACGTCGAGGCTGTGGCTCGTGGCGTGGTGGTCCTGCTCATCGCAGCCCCGCAACATGACCGTCGTGCTCCGCACCTACTCCGACAGCGCCGTGCACGCCTGTGCGACCACCGACCCAGGCCCCTCGCTGGATGCCGGCGGCTACGTGCGGCAGATGACGATCTGGCTGAACGTCGCATCCCAGGCCAGAGCCGGATGCTACGCGACGTACGCGATGCGGGCCCACGTCATCTCACACGAGCTCGGCCACGCCATCGGGCTCGGGCATCCCGATCCGCGGTGCGCCTGCGTCATGTCGTACTGGTCGGAGCAGTGGCCGACCTTGGGCGACATCCACCACATCAACCAGAGGTGACGTTGCCTCCCGCAACGTTGACCTAAGCAACCAGAACGGAGAAACCCTGTGACACAAAGCGAATCGCTCCCCGGCACCGACCACACCAAATTCAGGTTCGTCGGAGTCAAATACGAATCCCTGTCGAAAGACTTCAAGCTCGGCGACAGCCACGAGTTCACCGTCCGCGGCCGCATCGTCGGTGTCGGCGACGAGGAGATGAAGGACGGGCACATCGGGCACGTCGTCAAGCTGGAGGTGACGTCGGTGACCCCATCGTCGTTCGAGGAGCCTGAGGACCCGAACCAGCCGACCCTACTCGGAGCCGACGACTGATGGCCGCCGTGGATCGCTACACTGCCGAGGCCCATCGGCACATCGCCCAGTCGTTCCTCACCGAACTGCTCGGACAGCTCAGCCCGGACACCCCATCACAACGGGCCGCTTTGGCTAAGCACATCGTCGAAGCGACTGACCATGTCGACTTCAGGCCGCGTGGGTCGCAGCTGGTCCTCACGTTCAACCTGGCCGACGCCGCGGTCTCCGAGGAGTGAGCAGTGGCGCACGTCTGCCGGCCGCCCGGCGTGCAACCCCCAGGCACCGTGTGGGCGTGCGTCACCTGCCACCTCCAGTACCGGTACAGGCCCGTCGCCGTCTCCGAGCTCGGCGGCCGGATCCTGCACCTGTGGGTACGGATCGGGCGACCCTTCTGGACTCCCTACGGCAACCCAAAGGCGGCACCATGAGCCGGCTCATGTCCGTGTCTCTCACCGAGGACGCCGTACGAGCACGTACCAAGACCGTCACTCGGCGCCTCGGGTGGCGGTTCCTCAAGCCTGGCGACCGGGTCACACTCTGCCGCAAGGTCATGGGCCGCAAGCCCGGCGAGCCCCTGGTGCGGCTCGCCGAAGTCGAGATCACATCGGTGCGCCGCGAGGCGCTGCGAGCCATCACCGACGAGGACGTGACGCGTGAAGGCTTCGGCTATAGCGGCCGGACTTGGTTCGTGGCCTTCTTCTGCGAGCACATGAAGTGCAAGCCCGATATCACCGTGACCCGCATCGAATGGCGGTACCTGTGACCACGCTGGAGCAGACGACGTGGGGCGTGTGGGTACCCGGCATCCCGAAACCCAAAGGCAGCATGAAGTGTGTCGGGCGCCGCGGCCCCATCAAACACGCACTCATCGAACAGGTCGACAACGAGGCATGGCGCCGTCAAGTTACCGCCGCCGGTCGAGCGCTTCCCATCCGTAGCCTCTCCTTGCCCGTCGGACTCTCCGTCACCTTCACCCTGCCCCGCCCACAGTCGCACTACGGCACCGGCCGCAACGCCGGCCGGGTCCTCGACACGGCCCCCGCATGGCCCACCGGCCGCGGCTCGGGCGACTGGGACAAATACGCCCGCATCATCGGCGATGCCTGGCAGGCCAAAGGCGGGGCCGGCGTCATCATCGACGACAGCCAGATCGTCAACGGCACCGTCTGGAAGTGCTACCCCAACACGCCCGGCTGCCCCGACCGCCGGCCCACACCCGGCGCCGTCATCCGCCTCTACCTCATCGACGAACGGGAGGCGCTGCTCTGATGGAGATCGTAGGAGGCCCCGGATCAACTAGAACGACTCGGCAAACAGCAGTGGCCCAGAGCCCAGGGGCTCTTATCGTCGATCCGGGGCGGAAAGCGCCTTGCCGGGCCAATAGGACCCGGGCCAGCGCTTCTCTCGATGGTACATGCCGAGATGCAGGCGGGCCGCTCTGATGGACATCATTCGGATCACCACCCACCCCCACGACCACAGCATCGTCCTCCTCCACGTCCCCCACTCCTGCAACGAGTTGATGGGCCGCTACGAACCCGCCCAACTCGACACCAGCCTCAAGGCCTACCTGTTGCACATCGACCAGCTCGACAGCCTCGAACGGTTCGCCACCTACACCGGCCTCTACCTCATCGACGAACGCGGCCAGACACCCGCCCAGATCCACCGCGGCCAGTTGTGCGACATCTGCCAGAAGCCCCGCAAAGCCTGCCAGGAGGCCGCCGGCAACACCGGCGAACTCCACGACCACGACTACATCCCCACCGCCCGAGCCGACCTCCAACGAGCCCTGACGACACCATCCCGAGAGGAGGCGTAGTGCCTTGGTTCAAGGTCGACGACAAACTCCACGACCACCGCAAGGCCCGCCAAGCTGGCACCCGTGCCATGGGTGTCTGGATCCTCGCAGGCACCTGGTCAGCCGACAACCTCACCGATGGCTTCATTCCCGAGACCGTCCTATCCCGCTGGGGCACCATCAAGGACGCCGACCGGCTCGTGGCCGCCGAGCTCTGGGAACCAGCCCAACGAGACGGCGAGCAAGGCTGGCAGTTTCACCATTGGATCGAGTACCAGCCCGTCAAGAAGCAAGTGGAGGACCAACGCAGAGCAGGAGCCGAACGACTCCGAAAGTACAGGGAGAAGCGGCGTGCCGAACAAGAGATGTAACAGCGTACGTACGTCGCATGTAACGCGTTACACCTGCTGTACGTACAGCGTTTGTAACGCCAACCCCGACCCGACCCGACCCGACCCGACCCGTAAGTACTTAGGGCTGGCGCCGTCTCTCAGTGCACGCACTAGCACTGAGGCCGAAGATGGATCCGACGGCTGGCTGGTACAGGCCCTAACGCGCGAGACCCTGTGGACAAACCTGTGGACACGAGGAGGACCTGGATGAGCAACGCAGACCAAGGCCGCACCAAGAAGTGGTACCGCCAGTACACCCGGCGCCGTCGCGGATCCATTCCGCACGGCACTCAGAACGGATACGCCAACTGGGCTTGCCGCTGTACCCGCTGTCGAGAAGCACACCGCGAACACGTCCAAGAATGGCGAGCACGAGGAGCACGAGCATGAGGGCATTCCTGACCGGCGCCATCATCGGACTCACCGGCTACACACTCGGCGTCATCGCCGCACGCGCACTCACCCGACACCACGACCAACCCGCAACCCAAACCGACGAAGTCATGGTCTGCCACCCAGACTGCCCGATCTGCAATGGACCGTTCGACGGAATGGACGACTGGGACAACGAAGCCACCCCCGCCGATTACACGCCCAGCCCCAGCCCACCCAACCCCCATCCCCCATTCACCCCCCATGACCAATGACCCACGCACAGGCCGAGCCTGGCTACGCCTCGCCAAATGGATCATCCAACGCGACAACGCAACATGCTGGCGATGCGGCCACACAGGCGCCGACACAGCTGGCCACATCCTCCCCATCCACACACACCCACACCTCGCCCGAGACCCCAACAACCTCCGCGCCGAACACGGCAGACGACGAACACTCGAACGAGACGGCTACGACTGCATCGGCAACTTCGCAGCAGGCGCAGACGCCGGACAACAAACGAACACGATCACACAACGACGCTGGCTCGATGACCCCTACAGCTGACTCGAACAGAGTTTCCCCTTTTGGCCCCGGCAATGAGTTCCGGCAGGCCTTCGTGCTTCCGAAAATCTCTCTCGCCGCCGGCCGGGCACCGGTTGTGTCACAATGCATGCATGGCGCGAGACCGGCTCGTTCGGACAGGTCTGGTCGCTGCCGTGCGGGATGCGAGGATATCCGGGCGGATCGGGCCGGATCACGAGCCGATGGTGTCGCTGGCGTTGAAGGTGGCCGGCCGGTTGGATGCGCTGGGCGCCGACGCGCCGATCATGGAGCTGGTCCGGTTGACCCGGATGCTGCGGGATCTGTTGAAGGAACTTCCGCTGCGAGAGGTGGTGCCGGGTGACGGACGTCCTGCCGGTGATTCCGCCGCCGAGCGCGACGCACGCCCCGCTGGATTGGCGGTCGTCGTGGGGTCCGTCCCCGAGGTGGGCGACCGCGCGCTGCCCTGAGCGGCCGTCGTGGGGTGGGCTGGTCGCCAGGATCGCGGCGGACCTCGGGATCCCGTTGATGCCGTGGCAGGCGTACGTGATCGACGTGGCGCACGAGGTGGACCCGGTCACCGGGTGGTGGATGTACGACGACATCGTGATCACGGTGCCGCGGCAGGCCGGCAAGACGACGTTGAAGATCCCCGTCTACGTGCATCGCCTCATGCACCTGGAGCTCGCGCAGCTGTGGATGACGGCGCAGTCGGGTGGAAAGGCGCTGGATCGATGGAATGCGGCGCGGGCGTGGATGGAACGGAAGTCGTCACCGATCCGGGATCAGATCAAGTCGTGGACGTCGGTGACGCACGAGCGGATCGAATGGGTGGACACGAAATCGATCCTGCGGCCGTTCACGCCGAATGACACGACGATGCATGGTGAAACTCCTGATTTGGTGGATGTGGATGAGTGGTGGGCTTTCGATGCGGTTGCGGCCGAGGAGTTGTTGGCGTCTTACCGACCTGGGTTCTTGACGAAGAATGCGCAGGCGTGGAAGACGTCGACCCGCGGAAAGACGTGGTCGGCCGGTCTGAATGCCGATGTGGCTGCGGGGCGTTTGGCGGTGGAGATGGACCGGCGTCAGGGTATGGCGTATTTCGAATGGTCGTTGCCGGGAAAGATCGGTGGGGTGCCGATCGAGGAGCTGCCGGATGACCAGTTGATCGCGGCGGCGTTGGCGGTTCATCCGGCGATCGGGTTTCATCCGACGGCGCCGGCCGAGAAGATGCAGGCGCATATCGCGGCGGATCTGATCGAGAACAAGCTGGGGTCGCGGGCTGAGTGGATCCGGGCGTATGGGAATCGGACGTCGGATGAAGATTCGGGTTGGTCGGTGATCCCGGAGCCGTCGTGGGTGGCGTCGATGTCGCAGCGGGCGATCCCGCATGGTGTGCCGGTGGGGTTGGCGTTCCATGTGGATGAGCGAGGGCAGGGGTCGGTGGCTGCGACGTGGCGTGATGCGAGCTCGGGGGTGGCGGTGGGTGAGGTGATCAAAACGGGGAAGGGGGATCGGTGGATCCCGGATGTGGTGGAGGCGTTGACGCGGCGGTGGGATGTGCAGCAGGTCGCCGTGGTGGCTGCGACCCCGGCCCGGGACATCGCGGACCACGTCGACACGACGGAGCGGCGGGCGGCTGTCGCGGAGGGCCGGGCGCCGCGGCTGCTGCTGCGGTTGTCGATGCTGGACTATGGCGCGGCGTGTGCCCGGGTGTTCACGCAGACGACGTGCTCACCGTCGTTGGCGCGGCACATCGGGCAGGCCGAGTTGAACGATGCGGTGCGGGAGACGGGGCGGCGGCGGGTCGGTGCGGAGGGTTCATGGGTGTGGGCGGATGTGGCGTCGCCGTTGCCGGCGTGGACTGTGGCGCTGTGGGCTGCGGATCATCCGCGGGAGACTGAGCCCGACATTGGGCCGTTCTGGATTCGTTGATGGGAGCAACTAGATGAGCTCGCAGATCTGGCCGCCGGTTGTCGACCCGTCAACGCTGACCCGGCAGGTGTGGGACTCGGTGACGGCGATGGGGATCCCGTCGGTGGGTCGCGCCCTGGAGCTGTACGGCGGTCTGCTCGGTCAGTGCGTGCTGGATCTGTACCGGGGTGATCTGCTGCTGGAGCGGCCGACGCTGCTGCAACTGCCGGACCCGAATCTGCGGGCGTTGTCGACGTTCATCCGTGTCCACGCCCAGGACTACCTCGTGCACGGCAACGCGCTGCACCTGGTGACGGCTCGTGGTGCGGATGGGTGGCCGGCGTCGGTGCGGTGGTTCCCCGCGGAGCAGTGGTCGCTGGACGACCCGAACCTGACGCCGGACCCGGGCTACTACCTGAATGGGATCAGGGTGCCGCGCCGCGAGGATGTGGTGCACGTGCAGTGGGGTGCGGCACCGGGGCAGCCGTACCGAGGATGGGGGATCGTCGAGCGGCACATGAAGGCACTGGACCGGGCCGGACTTGAGGAGGCCGCAGAGGCGGCGAACCTGGCTCATGGTGGGGTGCCATCGGTGGCGGTGATCACGCCGCAGTCGCAGCCGACGGAGAAGGAACTTGATGACGCGGGTGTGTCGTGGGAGACGAAGTTCCAGGGGCCGGGCCGCCGGCCGGGGATCTTCCCGAAGGGCACCGTGGTCGTACCTCTGTCGTTCAGCCCGCAGGCGCAGGAGGCCAGCCTCGCGCGGCAGATGACGCTGATCGACGTGGCGAACATCCTGAACCTGGACCCGTACTGGCTGGGGCATCCCGGATCGTCGCACAACTACAAATCGCCGGGCCCGATGTTCCTCACGCTCCAGCGGACATCGCTCGAACCGGTGATGACCGACCTGGAGTCGGTGTGGTCGCTGATGTGGGTGCCGTACGGCAAGCGTGTCCGGCTCGATCGCAACCAGCTCACCCGCGACGACTTCGCAAGCTCGATCGTGACGCTGGCGCTGGCGGTGGAGAAGCGGCTGATGACACGGGAGGAGGCCCGGGTGTATCTGGGTTGGTCGCCTGAACCGCGGGTCGGTTCGTTCGACAAGCCAGCCGCGGCGGCAGCCGCTCCAGTTGGCCCGCCCCCGCTGGAGCTTGTGGCCGGAAGCAACGATGACGGAGAGGACCAGACCGCATGACTGTGATCGAGGCACCCGAGGCGCGGCTGTTCCCGTTCGGGTTGGAGCTCCGCGACGTGGACACGACGGACAGCCTGTCGATGCTGGCCGGCCGGGCGGTGCCGTACAACACGACAACCGATCTGGGTACGTTCACGGAGGAGGTCGCGCCGGGGACGTTCGCCCGCTCCATCAAGCAGGACGCGGTGTCGCTGCCGCTGCACTTGTTCCACGGTGACGCGCCGGCCGCGGGAGGGCATCCGTCGACGCCGTGGCCGATCGGGATCGCGCATGAGTGGCGTGACGCCCCCGACGGGTTGCATGGGGTGTGGCGGCTCGACTCGGGCGAGGAGGCGCAGCGGGCGGCGCGGATGGCGCGGGACGGGATGCTGCCGTACTTGAGCGTGCGGTTCCAGCCGGTCCCGAACAAGACCGACATCCGGTACAACGGGGACCGGCCGCACATGGTCCGGCGTCAGGCACGGCTGGTGTCGACGTCGCTGGTGTCGACCCCGGCCTACCGGGAGGCCGGGGTCGACTGGGTGCGGTCGGCGCCGCTGCCGCTGCGCCCCGGCGCACCGGGTACCGCGCTGGAGGAGTGGACCCGGTACCTGGATCAGGTGCGGCAGGGGCCGGTGACGGAGATCCGGGCGGTGTCGGACAAGCCGTGGTCGTCGTTCACGAATGCGGACTACACCGATGCGCAGTACGCGCGGGCGTGCATCCTGGATCGTGGCCCGGCGGCGGGCACGGTGAAGCAGCGGTATTCGCTGCCGGTGCGGGAACCGCTGGGTGCGTTGAACCGCAACGGCTGCCACTCGGCGGCCGCGGCATTGGCGGGTGCACGCGGTGGCGGGATCGACGCGACTCCGGAGCAGAAGCAGGCCGCCGCCCGCAAGCTCCTGTCGCTGTATCGCACCCAGCTGCGGGAGGACCCGCCCGAGTCGCTGGTCCAGCTGGCCTCCTGAGTTGCAGGTTGCAACTCAGGGGCCGATGTGGTCTATGCTCGGCTCGTAACAGGCCGCGCCGTTCCATCACGCCGACCGCTACGCCGGCTCCCACGCCGGCCGTCACGCCCCGGAATATCCGGGCCCTGACGGTCACCTGGGTTCCACCTGGCGGTCACCTGAGGAGCCCCCGACCGGAGATGCCCCCCTTGTCCCCGTCGTGAGCCCCGGAGGGCCTGATGACGAATACCGCAACCGAAACCCGCCCGTCTCCCTCCCCGATGCTCCAGCGGCTCTACGACGAGCGTGACCAGTGTGTCGCGTTCGTTGACCAGACCGTGGCTGGCGCGAACGTCGAGGGCCAGACCCGGGACCTGTCGCAGTCGGAGCAGGAATCGCTGACCCGGACCCGGAAGCGGATCACAGCGATTGACGCGCAGATCGCGCCGCTGGAGGCGTTCGAGCAGCTGCGTTCCGCGGGTGACCGCGCCGGTCAGCAGTTCCGTCCCACCGCAGCGCCGACCCCGGCCGGGCAGCCGCAGGGCGGCGCCGGCCTCGGCGGTACTCAGGTCCGCGCCTACACCTACCGGTCCCGCGGCGAGGTCATCGTCGACCAGATCCGGGCCGCCGGTGCCACCATGGGTGGCCTGTCCGACCCCGACGCACGGAACCGGCTGTTGTCGGCCGGCTGCGCCTACCCCGGCGCCACCGATGATGAGATCCGGTCGGCGCGTGATCGGTCGCGGGCGATCGCTGACCAGATCCGCTCCGGACTGTCCGGTGATCAGCTCCGTGTGACCCAGGTCACCGGCGATACCCCGGGCATCCTGCCGGTCCCGATCGTCGGCGAGGTCATGGATGATCTCGATTCGGCCCGCCCGTTCATTTCGAGTCTTCCCGCGAAGCCGATCGCGTTCGCGGGTGAGACGTTCAAGCGTCCGCTGATCACGCAGCACACCGCGGCGGGGAAGCAGACCACGCAGGCCACCAGCACCGGGCTCGGTACCCAGAAGCTCACCATCGGGTCGGTGACGTTCACGAAGGAGACGTGGGGTGGCTGGTTGCAGGTGTCGCGGCAGGACATCGACTGGACATCGCCCGCGGCGTGGGACGCGATCCTGAACGACCTGAGCAACGAATACGGGCTCGCCACCGAGACTGCGGCGGTTGCCGCATTGGTGGCTGCGGTGACGCAGAACACCGCAGTGGCGACCGGTGCACAGCCACTGTCGGCGTACATCTCCGCGCTGTATGCGTCGGCTGCGCTGGCCTACGCCGGCGCTGGTGCACTGCCGGACACGATCTGGATGAGCCTGGGCATGTGGGGCTTGCTCGGTCCGCTGCTGGAATCGCAGGTCGCGACGAACAACGACTCGGGCACGTCAAGCATCGCCTCGTTCGCGGGGAACCTGATGCGTCTGCCGCGGTACGTGGTGCCGTCGATGGCCGGCAACATCCTCATCCTCGGCGCGAAGCGGTGGACCGAGGTGTACGAGGAGAAGATCGGGCTGCTCCAGGCGGTCATGCCGTCCGCATTCGGTGTCGAGCTCGCCTCCGGTGGTTACGTCGCCTACAACACGATCAAGGCGAACGCGTTCGCCAAGGTCACCAAGACCCCGTAAGGGCCCGTGGTGGCTGCGTGGTTGGATGCTGCGACTGCGGCCCTGCTGGCTGAGGTCAGCGGGGTCGCAGCCGACGCTGCGTGGGTCGGGGCGGTCGACGCGGCCACGGCTTGGGTCGAAGCGCGCCGCCCCGACCTGCTCGTCGGCACGGCACCGGCGGTGTTCACGCCCGGTCCGGACGTGAAGCTGGGGACTGCGATGCTCGCGCACCGCTGGTACAACCGGCGCGTCACACCGCTGGGTAACACGCAGCCGGCCGAGTTCGGCGGCGGAATCGAGATGCTGCGGCAGGACCCGGACATCGCGAAGCTGCTCGGGATCGGCTCCGAAGGCAAGTTCGTGTTCGGTGCCGGCGCCACGTTCGTCACCGTGGAGGCGACGCCGTGAGCGCCGCCGAGGACGCCCGGACCGCGATCGCGTTCGCCGCGTCGAACGCGGTCCCCGGGGTCACCGTCCAGCCCTACTACGGCGACGTCACCAAGCCCGGCTCGGGCTATGTCGAGCGGGTCCGCACCGACTACCCGAACCGGTTCGGCGGGGTCGTCACCTGGTCGGTGGTCGTGGTCCTCCCCGGCGACGTGACCGCGGCCGAGCAGTGGGTGGACGCGAACCAGCTGGCGCTCGTGGATGCGCTCGCTGAGGAAATGGTTGTCACCGCGGCCCGGTATGAACGGCTCGCACTCGACAACGGCACCAGCTTGCCGGCGCTGTTCATCGACGGCACCCGAGAAGAGGAGACCCCCTGATGGCAGGCATCGGCACCAGGCTGCTCAAGCTGACCGTGGGCGGCACCGAACGGAACGCGGAGTGCTCCACCGCGGAGCTCACCTCCGCGGACTCCGACAGCGACTTCGTCACCTTCGCGGACGCAGCGGCCGGCGGCGCCCGCACCTACAAGCTCCATCTTGTCGCCGTGCAGGACGCCGCCGTCGGCACCCTGTGGGACCTGGTGTGGTCGTCGGCCGGGTCGACCGCCACGTGCCTCCTCAAGCCGTACGGCAACACCACCGCATCGCCATCGCAGCCGCACTACAGCTTCACTGCGACCGTCGTCGAACCGGACGGGACGTTCCTCGGTGGCGAGGCCGACAAGTCGACCACCGCGCGGCAGACGTTCGAGGTCGAATGGACACTCGACGCGAAGCCGACGAAGGTCACGAGCTGACGGGCGGCTGACCATGGCACAGTTCACGATCCAGACTTCGACCGCGCTGGCGATCACGCCGTCGGCGAACACGTGCAACGCGGGCGGCGATTAC